TTCTGCTGGCATGTCTATTCGCGGAACGTCAAGACCCCATTCTGCAAGTTCTTCAATGTTCCATTCATTCGCCAGCATTTCAAAGTCCCACTCACCAAAACCAACATTGTCTTTTATTACAAATTCATTTTGTTGTTCTGGTGTTAGTTCGTCTGCAATTAGAACTGGAACCTCTTTCAACTTTGCTTCTTGACACGCGCGAAGTCGCATGTTTCCACCAAGAACAATGTGTTCTTTGTTCACTACAATTGGACGAAGCGAAAGCATTTCTGGAAAGTCTTGAATTGACTTGACCAGTTGTTTGAACTTGTGGTCTTTTATTACACGCGGGTTGGAAGGGTTCAACTTAATGTCCTTCAACTTCATTAGAGTTGTGTTCATTTTTTATTTTGCTTCAATTGTGTTTGACAAACTGCAAGCCGCTGTGCTGAATGTGGAAATTCTTGCAGCATTATTTCATCTGACATGCAGCGCGCAATGAAAACGTTCTTGTCTTCATTTGGCTTCGGTGTTGGTATCGGCATTGTTTTCTTGGTTTGAAAGTTCTTCTTTGTATTTTTTTATTTCACGTCGAAATGTTCGCACAGTTTCACGAATGCAGTTTGGACAAGTTGAAATGTTTTTGCGTGAGCCAGTCAAAAGTTTATACCAAACATTCAATTCTTTTATTGTTTCAGTTTTGTATGTTCCAAACTGTGGAAGTGAATCAACGAACAAAACAATTCGCTGCATTTCTTCTTCGCTCAAGGCATGCACGCCCCACTTTCCAATTGGGCAACTTTGAAAAATGCCAAATGTTTTCGCTGGTAAGAAGCAACCACACAAGCGAATTTTTTTCTTGTAGTGTTTTATTCTGTTTTCTTTTTTCGCTTCTTCAATTTCTTCTGGTTTGAGCGCACGACCAAAGACCAGCGTGCCACAACTGCGCGTTAACTGCTTGAAGTGTTTACACGTCTGGCAAATTTGCATTCGTGTTTGTTGTACTTGACGTGGTACGGTAAGTGTTTGCATTGCGTCGAATTTTATTTATTGCATTCTCAACTAATTTGTAAAGGTCTTTCACTGGTATTCCAGTTCGTTCACTGACTTCATTGTAATCGAAGTCTTCCAGCATGTACAAACGCAGAACAATTGCGTCAAGTTGTGGCATGAGTGAAATGTATGCGTCCAAGTATTCGTTGTCCAGTCTTGAACCAAGCCAAACTTCTTCACGTTCTTCATTGTGTTTGTTTGAATTTTCATTCCAGTTGTTTGCATAGCGCGTGTACTGTATTGAATAGCGGCTGGTTGAATTTCTTGCAGTCAAATAAATTGCTTTGTTGACGTACCAGAAAAGTTTTTCTTCGCATGCAAGTTGTTCTGCTTTCGCTTTCTGCTTGCTTAATATATTCAGCAGCACCTCACCAAGTAAGTCTTGACCGTTGACGTTGTTCTTGACCAGACCACGCGCAAAACGTAACCAAGTTTTGTAATGCTTTTCAAGTTGAATGTCCAAACAATTTTTCACTTGTGTTGCGTTACATTTTTGCTACCTTTGGCAAATATAGTCGGAACATGCTTCCGACATTTTTTACCAATAAAAAATTTCAATTGTAATTTCAAACAAAACAATAATGAAAAAAACACAACACAATTTACATGACGTGCTTGGTGCGTTCGTGAATTCAGAAAACCATGAAGAAGCAACACGCTGGTTGTATCCGCTGCTCAACTTGAAAGGCAAGAAGCAAGCGAAAGAAGTTTGGCAAGACACTGGAACGAGTTTGACACAAGAAACATTTGACAAGGTTTGCAACATTGTTTTTGAATTGACCAAAGTTGACGTGCGCACAAATAGAAATAAGAACAAAGACAATTCTTTCGCACAGTTTCTTGTTTCCTATGCATTGTACTATGAATTTGTAACCACAAAAAAAATTACATTGAATGAACTCTGCTCGAAGTACATGCCTTGGTTGAAGCATTCACAAATTTTGTACGCAATACATGCGGTTGAAAATAAAATTGCAAGCGCTTCACTCAATGAATTGCTGCTTCCGTTTGCAAATGCACTGAATGAAAATAATTTCTTTTGTGTTTGGCAACGCCTTGTGCAACTGCAGGTGCAACAACGCAACGTCAACACAGAAGTAAAAAATGAAGTCGAACAAAATTGATGAATACCACCACGAACGCTTGCAACTTTATTTGAAGAAAAGAAAATTCAAGTCAATGCAAGCAGTGGTTGATGAACTTGTGACGCGTCACCGCAAAGGTGAAAACATTGCAAAACATATTAGCCTTGTAATTGGTGAAGACCACGACCAGTACATGTTGACGCTTCGCAAGTTGGGTGAAAATTCAAAAGCAATACGATGACCGAAATAGAAATAAAAACAGAAGTCAGAAGACTAACAAAGGAAATGAATTTTCTTGCAGCGCGTCGCTTGATGAAACCAAGTGTTGAAGACAGTCGACGCATGTACCAAATTTTTTCTGAATTGTACGAACTCACTGGCGAAAAAAAATACCTTTTATAGTTATGGCATACACAGCAAAAGAAAACACTGGTGTTCTTTTCAAGAACAATAAGAAGACCGAAGAAAAACAACCAGACTACACGGGCAACATTCTTGTTGGCACAAAAGAAATGCGACTTGCAGCATGGATAAAGGAAGGCAAGAACGGAAAGTTTATGAGCATTAAACTTTCTGAAAACAATTCCAAACAAGAAACAACTGCAACGAATGACGGCGACGACATGCCGTTTTAAACATGGTTGAATTTTTACCGAAACAACTTGAATGTCTGCGTGCGCTTGCTATTGACGCACCAGCAGAAGTTGTTTTGTTTGGTGGCGCGGCTGGTGGAAGCAAGTCTTTCACTGGTTGCGCTTGGCAAATTGAAAGACGCTTGAAGTATGCTGGCACGCGTGGTTTAATTGGACGCAGTAAACTTGACACACTCAAGAAGACAACACTGCGCACGTTCTTTGAAGTTGCTGCGCTGTACGGACTGCGTGCAAACATGGACTACATTTTCAATGCGCAATCCAACATTATTTATTTCTCAAACAAAAGTGAAATAATTCTGAAAGACTTATTTGCGTATCCGTCGGACGTAATGTTTGACAGTTTGGGCGGTTACGAATTGACTGACTTCTTCGTTGACGAAGCAAGTCAAGTGAGCAAGCGTGCAATTGACGTGCTACGTTCGCGCTTGCGTTTTAAGTTGAAGCAATACAACATTCCACCAAAAGGTTTGTTGACTTGCAACCCCAGTAAAGGCTGGCTTTACAACGACTTTTATTCAAAGTGGAAACAAGAACAACTGCCACAGCATTACGCATTTATTCCAGCCACTTCACACGACAATAAATATCTTCCAGCGTCCTACATTCAAACACTTGAAAGACTTCCAGAGCAAGAACGTTTGCGTTTGCTGGTTGGTTCTTGGGAGTACGATGAAAGTGTTGACGCGCTTTTCAATTACGATGACTTGCTTCGCTGCTTCCGTGACGAAACATTGACTGGTGAATTCTTTATTTCAGCAGACATTGCGCGACTTGGAAAAGACCGCACGACTGTTTGCTTGTGGCGCGGTTTACAGTTGCTTGAATTGCACGTAATGAAAAAGCAGCGCATAACTGAAACGGTTGACTTCATTCGTGCGCTGGCAACCAAGAACAACGTGCGTTTGCAGAATGTAATTTGTGACGAAGATGGAGTTGGAGGTGGCGCAGTTGACGCGCTCCGTTGTCGCGGCTTCCTTAATGGTTCACGTGCAAAGAAACCAGAACGTTTTGTAAACTTGAAAGCGGAATGTTATTTCAAACTTGCAGAACTGGTTGAGCAAAACAAAATTGTTTTCCTTTCAAAACACAAGGAAGACATTGTGAAAGAACTTGACATGGTGCGAAGAAGAAACGTTGACAGTGACAACAAACTTGCAGTTATTTCCAAAGATGAAATTCAGCGCATGCACGGAATCAGTCCAGACATTGCCGACGCAATAATGTTGCGCATGTATTACGAACTCGTTCCATACGGAAAAATTCAATACATTTGACGCAATAAACGAAAATAATTCTCCAGCAAACATTTTAACATTTTAGTGAGTTTTTGCAGTGTGGCGCACTTTTACGGTGCGTTTTTTTCGTTTTGTAACTTATTGAAAACTAACGCGCTAAAAATTATTTTTACAAAAATGCAATTTTTTTTTGGTAGTTCAGAAAGTCGCAGTATGTTTGTCCAGTCGAAGCAAACGACAAGCGAAAAGAAAGCATATATATATAAATAAAAAAAAACATGAACTACATTAAACAACTACAAAACGAAGTAAGCGCGAAGAACGAACAACTTCAAACAGCATTCGACAGAACAACTGACATACTTCGTTATTTGAGCAGCGAAAAATTTCACGGGTTTGAAAATAACTACGTGAACACGGAAGAAGCAAAACGATTAATCACAGAACTAAGAAACTTAGTTTCTAACTTTTAAAAATAATACTAATTTAAAAAAACACAACAACATGAAACACTTAACAAGCACTGAAATTTTCAAGCAACTCGAAGACGGAAACGACGTGACACTTTACGACTTATGCCTTGCGCTCATTCGCGAATGCAACGACATTACAGACTTAAAAAATATGCTAATTGAAACACTCGAAAACGCGAAGAACGCGGAGGAACTTTCAGAAGACATTCTGTGCAACTTCTTTAATATCTAAAAAACTTCAGCGGGGCGCGCATGCTTTCAACGCGTACACAAACACAAAACAATTTTTCAAACAATTTTAAATTCAATACTATGTCAAACAACACAAACACTTTCGACGCGTTTTTAAACAACATTGAAAACAGCGGAGCGCGCACCATTCAAACACTTCAAGAAATTGGTCTTGACTGGCAGGTAAATAAAGTTCAACTATGTACGCCCGACGGCACGCCCGTTGACTATTACGCAAACCAACGCAGCGACAACAACGCAGTTCTGCACGTAGTACGCGAGGGATACAATATTTTCCAGAATGAAGAACTTGTAGAACTCTGTGAAACTATGGCGAACACATTCGACTACAAAATTCATTCTGGCGGCGCGCTGCATGAGGGTCGAAAAGTTTTTATTCAATTAGAAACTGACAGCGTGCGCGGCATAGGTCAAAACAACGACACGGTCAACCGCTATATTACTGCAGTGAATTCTTTTGACGGCACAACGTCTGTCGCGTTCGGGTCTTTGGGTCTTACAATTTCTTGTCAGAACACGTTTTTTCGCGCTGCACGTCATGAAAACATGACGCGTATTAAACACACTGCAAGCATGCACGATAAAATTGAAGCGGCGAAAAGACAAATTGAAAGCGTGCGACACGAAGAAGAAGAACTTTACAAAACATTCTTCGCTATGTCGAATGCAGAAGCCACACCCGAACACGTGCGCAACGTTGTTCGTCTTATCACGAAAGTTGACACGAACGAAAAACCAGAAGCGCAGAAAGAAAAACACGGAACGCGCAAAGTGAACATTGCAGAAAGTTTGCTTGCAAGCATTCGCGGTGAAATGAGTTACAAAGGTGAAACGCTTTGGGGTTTAATGTCTGGAGTAACTCACTTCACAACGCACGTGCAGAGCGCACCCAAGCGCGAAAACGGACGCGTTGAAAGCAAACTTGTTGGAGTTGCTCAAGACGTCGACGCGCTTGCATTCGAGTATCTTGAAAACGTAGTTGCATAAACAAACACAAAACAAGCGCGCGCAATTCGGCGCGCGCTTCAATAACACAAACACACACAACATGCCTTTCTTTATTACAGAATGCGCGAACGAAAGCGCAGCAATTAAACTCTACAAATGCAGCACGCTAAAACAATGCTTGAAAAAGTTTTACGAAATATGCAGCGCGAACGGTTACGACGTTATTGAAACCGACACGCTTCCAAGAACTGTTTCAATGCGAGAGTATAGCGTAGAAATTTATTTTCATCACAAAACAAAATAACATGTACAAACTTTTTTTCATTGACAAAGTGCGCAAGCGCACGCACGTCTTGACTTTCACAAGCGCAGACATGCAGAACGCGGAACTTGAGTTGAACGTACTTCGTGACGCTTACAGTTTGCCAGAATTCACAGAACTTCAAGACGGTTCTTTCATTGCAGAAAACACACAATATAAACTTATTCTTGAAGAAACAACAGTTGAACCAATAAACACTTGCGAACATGGAAACACTTACTTCTAAAAATACAAACTTCGTTGCATTGCGCAGCGACATTGAAACGCGGTTCTTTCTTTTGGTCTTCGCGTCTGGTTTGAATGTTACTTACACGCTGCACGGTCACGAAGTGCGCGCTACATGGGAGGAACTGACACAACGCGAAGCAAGCCGAATACAAGCAGAACTGCAGCGCTACAAGTACGAACTTCACGCAATCAAAAACAACTAAAAAATGAGCATGCAAAACACGAAAAAAGACACGCTTCACGTCGGAGTGTACATTGAAAGAACGAAGGACAGAAAATTTTACGCGGGCGTAGATGAAACGACGAGGAAAGAAATTTGGAACGACAGCGGCACTGCAATTCCGTACGGACACAGTTCAATTTATTTGGCAAAACTGCGCCCAGAAAATTACACGCTGCACTACGTAACAATTGAAACGAATGAAGACAAATGTTGAAACACTCAAGAAAGAAATTGCAAGCGGCGTGCAGTCTTACTTTAACAAGGAACAAGTTCTTGCAATTCTGGACAAAGTAGAAATTCAAACAAACACACAAACACAAATAAAACTTTTTTAAAATGTCATACACACTCACAATACAGCACTTCACAAAAAATGAAATTGAATTTTTTGAATTCACAAACATTGCAGACGCGTTGCGCGTCATGTACGAACATTGCGAGGTGCGCGGTTACGACATAACACCAGACAACGAAGGCAACTTTGTTGCAGGTGGTATTGGTTACGACATGCGCATTGAATTAAACAGTAATTTTTAAACACACAAATACAAAAACAAAATGAAAAAGGTTTTCACGATTAAACGCGAAGAAGAAGTTGAAGTTGAATACAACTTTCCAATTTACTTGCAACAGAACGAATACACATGCGCTGCAATACTTGACGAAGAACAAATGTTGAAGTGCAGCGTGTACGAAAAGTGGCGTGCATCAAAAGAAGAAGAACTTCAATTCAGTGTGTACATTCATTGTGCGCCCGACAAATACGAAGTGAACAAAATGCTGGAAGAATTTTTCAGCGGCAAGTCCAAACAAGTTACACCAGAAGAATTCGACGCGTTCTACTTCAACGCACGCAAATTGGTGGCAGTTCAATTTAATAAACTTGACAGCAATGCACTTCCAGAATGAAACACTTGACGCGCTGCAAAAATTTCAAGCGCGTCTTAATTCAATGCCAGATGAAAAAGGTATTGAAGCAACACCAGACCGCAAAGCGTCAACGCTGGTTGTGTCGCACGTTGAAATGACGCTGGACGAAATGTTCTTCGGTCACTGGCGCACAGAAAATTTTCAGTGGTCTGCAATTGCAAATGAAGTGCAAGGTTCGCTTGAATTAGTTTGCTTGCATCCAATTACAGGTTTCGAAATTCGTCGCATTGGTGCTGCTTCAATTGTCATTACAGTCGACAAAGTACCCGACGAAATAAAAGACGACTTGCGCGAACGTAACCGCTGGGCATTGAATGCAGACAACAAGAAACCAAACGCGCTGGACATGGCATTTCCAAAACTCAAAACAGAATGCTTGAAGAATGCAGCGTTGTCGCTTGGAAAATTATTTGGTCGTGACTTGAACCGCAAGAATAAAGACGAGTACAAACCTTTCAAGTTGAAGACCGCTGACAACATGAACCAACTGCCTCCAACTACATTCGACAAATTGAAATTGGCAATTGAAAACCAACAAGATGAATTTGAAGTACGCGAAGCAATCGGAGCGCTTTCAGACGTTATGTCGATAGAACAAAAACAAACACTTTTAAATTTAATTGAAACACACTATGGAAACAAATAAATTTGTATTGGACGCGCTACAACAAGCAGCGCAAAATTCAATTGCTTGGGACAAGGTGCGGCTTGGTCGCTTCACTGGTAGTCAAGTCAGTTCTTTATTTACAGAGCCGCGCACCAAAGCAGACAAGGACGCTGGAAAACTTTCACAGACCGCGCTTAAATACATTTACTCCAAGGCAATGGAAGAAGTCACTGGCTTGTCAAACGATGACGCATTTGGGCGCGCAATCGACTGGGGCAACGAGTGGGAAGAACACGCGCTGCAGAAAGTTGCGCAGTTCATTGGAAGTCCAGAAGAACAAACACAATTGAAACCTTCCTTCAAGTTGTTCAATGAATACAGCGGCGCAAGTCCCGACGCAATAATGTTTGACACGCGTTACAATTTGGAACTTGGTGTTGAAATGAAGTGTCCATTTAATAGCGTGAACCATTACTTGCATTCGACAGTGAAGAATGGTGACGACTTGAAAGAAGTCAACGAAGACTACTATTGGCAAGTACAAATGAACATGCTGACTTTTGGAAAGACCTGCTGGTTGTTCTGTTCATTCGACCCACGACAGCCAGAACACAGAATGCTTCACGTTGCTTTGATACATGCCAACGCTGAAGACATGGAAGAAATGTGCAAGCGCATGGAACGCGCAAATGAAATGAAGCGCGAACTGGTTGCGCAGTGGTTACAACAATAAAATAAAAACAGAAGTGGCGCGCTCACTGCGTGCTGCTTCTTTATACACAAAAACAACATGGAAAGAAATTCAATTGTATTTTATCGTTCGTTCTTTGAAGCAATGAAAGAACTGGACGCAACAACGAAAAGTCAAGTGTTCGACGCAATAATGGAATTCAGTTTTTCAGCAAATGAAATTGAACTGAATGGAATTGCAAAGACAGTTTTCATTCTTATCAAACCACAACTGCAAGCAAACATGCGACGTTATGAAAATGGAATGAAGCCAAAACGCAAGCGCGAAGCAGAAGACAAGCAAGAGCAAAGCAGAGCGGAAACTAATGTAAATGTAAATGACAATGCAAATGCAAATGAGAATGAGAATGAAAATTTTGAAAACGCACACTGGAATTTAAATTGGAAAGAAGGTGAAAATGTAAACGTGCAACCAAAGAAAAAAGAAAAGTTTGTTGCACCTTCGCTGCAAGAAGTTGAAACGTTCTTCACTGAAAACAATTTCAAAGTTGAAGTTGCGCGCAATGCGTTTCACTATTACAACGAAGCAAATTGGAAAGACAGCAGAGGAAAGTCAATTCAAAACTGGAAACAAAAAATGCGCGGCGTATGGTTCAAAGATGAAAACAAAAACGTAACTTCGTCAACGAAGCAAGTGTACACTTCACCAACCAAATACAGACCAGCATGAAGACAGAGTTTATACATGACAAAGAACTTGAGTGCGCAGTTCTTGGTGCGTTCTTGCTTGAGCCAAAGTCGTGCGTGCTGTACATGGACGAATTGAACGAAGAAATTTTTTACTCACTTGAAAATAAAAAAGTATTTGAAGCAATTCAGCAGTTGTACAACGCTGGACAAGCGGTTGACTTATTGACCGTCACGCGCAAACTGCGAGAAAATAAAATGCTTGAAGAAGTCGGTGGTGCAATGTACGTTTCACAGTTGACCAACCGCGTTGCTTCAACTGCGAACATTGGACACTGGTCTGCAGTATTGAAACAACTTGCAATGAAGCGCGCCTTCGTTCGTATTGGTGCGACTATTTCAAACGACAGTTCAAGCGAAGAACACGACGCGCTGGAAATTTATACAAGGTTCATGGATGAAATGAATTCTGTATTTCAAAACAACTTGAAGCAAGGCGCAAAACAAATGAAAGACATTGTTGCAGAAGCAACTCAAAACATTGTTGCACGCTACAACATGAGCGTTGAAGTCAGCGGTTACTCAACAAGCGTGCGCGCTGTTGATAGAATTCTTGGTGGTCACCAGAAGTCTGACTTGACTTACATGGCTGGTCGTCCAGCAATGGGAAAAACTGCAATGGCACTTTCAGAAGTTCTTGCGCTTGCAAAAAAAAATATACCAGTTGCTTTCTTTTCGCTTGAAATGTCAAACGTTCAACTCGTTTACAGACTTGCTTCAATGGAATGTGGTATTGGTGCTGAAAATTTGATGAAGTACAAACTTGACACAGACCAACTGCGAACGTATTACCAGACCGTTGACATACTGAATGCACTACCAATTTTTATTGACGACAGTTCTTCACTTTCAGTCTTCGACTTCCGTGCAAAACTCAAACAACTTCAGTACAGACACAATGTAGAAATTGCTTACATTGACTACATTCAATTGATGAACTTTGGTGGAAGCAATAAACGCAACAACATGAACCGTGAACAAGAACTTTCTTCGATAAGTCGCACGCTGAAACAAGTCGCGAAGGAATGCAACATTCCAATTGTGGTATTGTCGCAGTTGTCGCGTCAAGTTGAAGCAAGACAAGATAAGCGCCCAATGCTTTCAGACTTGCGCGAAAGCGGTTCACTTGAGCAAGACGCGGACGTTGTTGTTTTTCTTTACCGTCCAGAATACTACGGCATTGAACAAACAGAAGATGGAAGCAGCACGTCTGGTCTTGCAGAATACATTGTTGCAAAACAAAGGAACGGTGGAACTGGAATTGTTCCAATGAAATTTAAACACGAAGTCATGCAATATGTCGACTGGAATGAAGAAGAAAACAAAAGCAATTTCGCTTTCTGAAATTTACGTTGTGCGCGTATTCGATTGGGAAGCAGACGAGTATTATTGTTGGCTGTTCTTCACGTTTGCAGAAGCATGGCAAATGTTTTCAGAACTCGTTGAAGACATGGAAGCGGTGTTCGCTGGTGGAATGATAATGCACAACGGTCATTACTATCTTGCACAAACTGAAGAACATTGTTTGCAAATGTGTCCTTTCATAAATGAATTTGATGAAACAGAAACCGAAGACATGTAAAGTCTGCAGAACGCGCTTCGTTCCGCTGTACTCAACGTTGCAACCAGTATGCACCAACGTTCACTGCGTTCTTGAATACGCAAAGTTGAGCAAGCATAAAAAAGAAAAAAGCGAATTGAAAGCAATGCGCGAACGCGTCAAGTCAATTAGTCACTGGCGGCGTGACTTGCAGCAAGTGTTCAATCAGTTCATTCGTTTACGCGACGCAAACAAAGGTTGTGTTTCTTGTGGCAAACCGTTGGTTGGCAAATATGACGCTGGTCATTTTTTTTCAGTTGGTTCTTATCCAAACCTTCGCTTCACAGAAACGAATTGTTTTGGACAGTGTGTCGAATGCAACCAGCACAAACACGGCAACTTGCTTGAATATCGTGAAGGAATACTTGAAAGAATTACATACGAGCAACTTGAAGAACTACTTGCAAAAAAAAACTTGCCGCTTCGCATGACGCTTCCAGAAATTAAAGAGCGAATTCAATACTACAAAAACAAAATTAAACAACTCAAACAAGATGAAAAACATTGAACGCGCACTTGTGCGCAGTACATTCAAGAAGCATTACAAAGACTTGCACGTTTACCGCTGGCTGAATAGAAATAAAGACTGGTTGCGAAAATTATTTGTTGCAACTGGTGTTGTGGTGAACGTGCTTGCGCTGCTTGAAATTTATACGCCGCTTATTATTTGGGCGTTTGCTTTCATTGGCACAATTTGGCTTGGTGCAATTGACCACTTTTATACTGGGCTTCGCTTCAAGAAAATTTTGAATGAACTTGAAAAGCAAAACATAAACATTGGACTTGTTACACTTTTAGAAATTTGCAAAAATGAAATTCCAGAATGAAGAACACGACGGTTGGAAAGAGCCAAAGCAAGTAATAACTGACAAGCAGTTTGTTGTTGCAGTGCTTGTTGCTGCATTCATTTTTTTAATAATACTAATTGCAAAATACCATGAACAACACAAAAAAGAAAACGAAGACAAAGGTCAAGTTGCCTTCAAATGTCTTCACAATTAGCGACGAAGAAGGAAACAAAATTATTTCAACGCACCACGGAACGTTTGCGTCAATTCATTTGCACTTGAAAGAAGAAAATTTTCAGCGCAAACTTGGAACAATACGAATTCCAGAACGCGAGTTCCACGTAAAACGTGACCGCACAAAACATTTTATGTGGCGCACGCGTCAATATGGTTTTAATCATTACATTCTTGACAACGCAAAACTATTCGACACAGTTGTAATTGAAGACGAACACGCATGCTGGCGCATTCCACGAACTGCAATGCTGGAGCAAGGCAAGTTCATGCACTTCAAAAACAACGGCGGCTTCGAGTTGCAAGTGTTTGTTTCACTTGACACGCTTGCTCCGTACGAAATTGCAAAGACAATTTAAATTTCCACTTCAATTTTTATTTCAAAGTGTGGTAAGTCTTTGAACTTCTTCCAGTCACCGCCCCACTTTACACTTGGTGCAACTTCCTTGACTATTTCTGCAAACAACTTGAAGTTATTTGGTGACCAGTCAAGCGCTTTGTCTTTGCGAACAAATGCAATGTCGAATGCGTGCGCTGGAAAAAAATTGTGTTTGCTTCCAGTCTTCAATTGAGTTACAATTTTTCCCTTCTTTGTTCTTCCTTGCGCGTACAGTTCTGCTTGCTCTGCTTCAGTTCTGTGCGTGCAAGTTAAGAACGGCTTTGGATGTTGTGGGTATTTCGCAACGAACGCGGCGCTGGCTTGTGTCCATGCGTCTTGAAGTTGTGGAACACAGTCTTTAATGTTACGACTTGGCATTGTCTGCGTTTTTTAATTTGCGTTTTTCAATTCCGCGAATGATTAAACCAATTAGAATTAAAATTAGTTCACGAATTGCGTCGGCGTTTGTAGTTGGCAATAATTCTTCCATGTTATTCGAGTTTATTTTATTTTACTTTTTTGTTTTCTGCTTGTTTTGCTTTGTCTTCAACCAACCAAACAGCGCGTCCAGTAGTTGCTTGTGGTTTTCAATTAAGTAAATGAAAAACTTTTCTCCCATTAGTGTTGCAAGTGGAACAATGAATTGCGCTTGTGTTTCAAAACCTTGCGAATTGCAATAAACACTTGTCACGTAACCAGTAAAAACAGACATGCCGACAACAGCAGTCCATTGAATAAAGTTGAGTGTGCGTTTCATGTATATTTCATAAGATAGTTTTCCAAGAAGACCAATCGTAATTCCGAAAATGTATGTGCTGAATTTTCCAAACAACAAAACAATTTCGTTTACGAATTCATTGAATGCGTTTTCCATTTTCTTTTTCAGTATAAAGTTTTTTCAATTTTTCTTTTTCGTATTTCTTCAACTTCAACAAATACAGTTGACGTTTTTCTTGTGTTTCTTTCTTCATGGCAATTGGCTTAAACGTATTTCACCGTAGTAGTCGCGACTTGTTGCAGTATTTCCTTTGGAAAAAATAATTTCTGAACTACCTTTCTTTATTTGCAGTGGCGCGCGCTGTGGAAACACATTGTTGTTGTATTCTGGAAACAAAGAACTGTTTGCACAAATGAAGTCAACCATCAAACCAGTGTAGTAATTCGCGTTGTTTACTGCACGTTCAAGCATGTCTTTGAACACGCGGTCTGAAACTGGTTGCGCGTCTTCGCTTGTGCGTTGCACCAGTGTTCCGTTGTCAAGTTTGTATGTCAAGAACGGCATGACTTCAACCATTGTCCACCAAAGTACAACACGGCGCACGTAATCGTCAACCAGCGTCGCGTAATTTCCAGACAACGTGTTGTTGGCAACGTCGTCTTTCAGTTTTTCAAACAAATTTGTTCCCAAGTATGGAAGCAAATACTTGTCTTGTGCAAGATACACAGAAGGGTAAAGAATGTTTGAATCAACTGCACCGTTCACTTGTGTGTACTTCTTTATATATGTGTCGTTGATGAAAAGAATTTCAGCCATGTTATTTTATTTTTTTTTGTATGCAGTTCCATTGCGCCCCCATGTTGGGTTGCTCTCAAGAAAGCCGTGGTAATCCATGTCGGTTGGCAATTGTGCAACTTCTTTTTCATTGCGCACTTTGTAACCATATTTTTCTGCAGTCTTTACTGCAACTTGTCTTGTGCTTTTGCTTGTCAAACTCACTTTGGTTTTGAGTGTTGACATGTAGACTTCTTTTTGCCAGAAATGATTGCAGTGCCCGCCCCCCTTAAAATAAAAAATGCTGTATGTATCTGTGCCGAATGGACCCCAACCAGAATTTACAACTTTGTTTTCTGCTGCAACAATATCTTCCTTGCGGTAAAGCAAGTCAGCGTTCAACATTTTTCTGCAGAAAGGTCTTGTATCTGGTGAACGCACTCCGCGGTAACGGTAGCGCGTCAAAAAAAGTTTGTCGTCAATTCGCTTGTCTTGTTCGCTTATTTGGTTTGGACTTGTCGCTGGAACAACACGCGTTGCGAATTCATGCAACACAATGCTTTCAACTTCTGCTTCGTGTTGGTCGTCTGTGTCGTAGTCAACTTCAAACGCGTCAACAAGAATGTAATTTTCTGGAGCAATGTCACCGCACTCAATTAAAAATTCTGCAACGTCAATGTCAGACATGTCTTCTTTCTTGACACGTTCAACAATACGCGCCGCCCATGCTTGACCAGC